CAAATCCACCTACGCCGGTTCGATTCCGACCTCGGCCTCCACTATTGAAAACCCCGTAGATCAGTGATCTACGGGGTTTTTTATTGCCTGCGAAAAAGGCAGGTGTTCCGCAACTTTTTCTAAGTGTTCCGCAACTGATTCCAACTGGCGCTAGCGTAACTCGTGGCGCCCGGCGAAATCTGCTTGATTAGACATTGTCCTCTGAAGTGATTGTAGGCCGTGTTTTTATCTTCCTAGCTATGACATATTGTCGTGCTGAGGTAAATCTAAGGGATCATTGAATGAAGATTTTCGTGAGCTGGTCGGGCAGGCGGAGTAGAGTCGTCGCTGAAATGTTGAGTGAGTGGATCAAGTGCGTTTTGCAGGCTTCTCAACCATGGATCTCTACACAGCACATTGATAAAGGAGCAATTTGGTTTTCTGAGATCTCAGACCAGCTTCGAGAAACGGCGGCGGGTATCGTTTGTTTAACTCAAGAAAATAAAAATAAGCCGTGGATCCTCTTTGAAACTGGTGCTTTGGCGAAGGGGCTGAGCGCAAACCGGGTTTGCACATTTCTTGTAGATTTGACGCCTACAGATATAGAAGACCCTTTAGCGCAGTTCAATCATACAACGCCAGATAGAGGCTCCATTTGGAGGCTCGTAAATACATTGAATTCTTGCCTTGAGAATGGACGGCTCGACGAGCGCATCCTCAAGCAGGTCTTCGATACCTATTGGCCGAAGTTTGAATCGGACTTCGCCGCTGCTTTAGAGGCAACACCACAAGATGCACCTGCTGCGCCTAGATCGGAAGATAGTATTCTCGCTGAAATTTTAGCGAATACGAGATCTCTCTCAGGGAGAGTGCGAGATCTTGAAAATCGAGTGTCGGTAACTACTGAAGAGGGCTCTCGGCTTCGCTACCCTCACCGAAATAAAGATTTTATAGGCAAAGGTCTCTTGGCCGGAGGGATCGTGGGGAGTGCTCTAGGTACTACCTATTCGGAAGACCTAAAAAATTGGGCTCGCACCATTGGTGTGACAGACCAGGAGGTTCTTTTGTCTTTAAATAATATTTTATCCCGCGGCGTACCAAATGGTGAGGGCGGAAGTAGCGACCCTGAACCCGCGTAGCAACTCTGCCGCAATCATGATTAAGATTGCGGCGCTTACTGCGAGAACGCGGGGGGGTCATTTCGTTGGTTTTACAATTTCACCTACACGCCTGTAGACCTTTCTCGTCATTTCTTCTGTTGAGTGGCCAAGCAAGCGGCTGGCATCCTTGATATCCTCAATTTCGCTGCCGGCCTTCGGTCGGATGTCCCTGAATTGAAACTTCCGTATTGTGGTTGCCAGCTCGCTATCACCGTCGGTTGCCGCCTTCGTCGCAGCCTTGTCTCGGGCTTCGTCCCAACGATTGCGCAACATGTTGTAGCTCATACGTAGACCGGTCTGGTTGGTTATCAGAATCGATGTCTTGGTTCCAGCCTGGACTCGTCGATCAAGTAGGCCATTGATGAAGACGCAAAGGTTCGTCTCGTTGTCGCCAGCGTAGAGGCGGATCCTCAGGCGCTTTTCTGTCTTACCTTGGCCAACCATCAGGAAGCCGTGATTGAGATCTGTGGTGGAGGCCTTGAGCACGTCGGCCGGACGCTGTCCGGTCAGATATGCCAGGTCCATTGCGTCCTTGAGATCTTGCCCAGCCTGTTCGTATACCGCATTCCAGATAATATCGCCGGCGTAGAAGTCCCTAGGCGTCTCCTTGTTCCGGCGCAAGCCGAAGCAGGGGTTGGCCTTGTCAGTCAGGCCCCACTCGCGAGCAAAGGTGAACATGGTAGAAAGGAGGGCTAACTCCCGGTTCGCCCGTACCTTCGCAGTGCGGGCGTCTCGATACTGTGCAATCACTTGTGGCGAGATTGCCTCGATTGGGGCTGATTCGAATGCATTCCGGAGCTGCTTTAGGCCCTTTTGGTAATCGTTTTGTGTGCCTGGCTTGAGTGTCGGTATCACCTTCGACTCATAGTCGTCGAACAGCCGGCCCATCAAGTGGGCCGGTTTGGGTGTTGCTTTGCGATCAAGTCGTGCCCATTCGATCTTGGCTTCGTCGAGATCCCCTCCCAAGGGGATCTCGACGCGATTACCGTCGGCGTCTCTGCCGTTGTAGTAGTAGCCCACCCAGATCTCGCCGTTTTTCCTTTTTCGGGTTCGGCGGATCATCCTTGGTGGCAGATCTCGGTTTGCTGGTTTCTTCTGGCGCATTGTTAGCTCACGCGGGATAGGTCAAGGGTCCAGGTTTCAGCGACAGCATTGGTTGCTGACGGCTTTACTCCGGCAAGCTTTAAGCGAGCGTAAACTCGGCCCACAATGGGGCGCTGTGCGCCGGTGAGTACGTATTCCCATTCGTTTCGGATTAGCCACTGACGCTGAAAAAATGGTGTCTTGTAGCCAGTGATGGTTGCCAATTCATTTTCCGAAAGCGTCTCGCTCACCACCTGAGGCTGGTTTTCTCGCCTCATGCTTGTTCCAAAGAGAACGGATCTCGTGGCTGTTGATATTGTCCGGAAGCCGCATTTAGTCTTTCCAATAGGTAACTAGCTGAGTGCCTTGGGGGCTGCACACTGTCACGGCTATCGCTGGTCTGGACGATAACCATAGCGCTGTCTATCTCTGTACCGCCTTCGCTTTGTCTTTGTGCTTGCATGGTGTTTCTCCTTTACGCATCCCGGCACTACAGCACCGGGTGATCCTTTGATTGCAGAATGATTAGGCGCGCTGAAAAATCCAGCAGCGCACCGTCGTGGTCTTCTTGGGCATGGCATGGCTGACGGCTTGCGCAGCACGCACCGCGCTATAAATCGGCTTGTTGGTTTCCTGCCATTTACGGCTTCGGCTATTCACCAACAGCCCGCGCAATGTCTTGAGGTCGCCCAGGTTCTGCCGATGCACGCTGGCCATTTCGGCGAACTCGTTGAGATTGATGGCGATCAGTTTCGGGTCGATGCTGTGATTGACTTGCGGGCCTTCGCCGAGACTTTCGAGGTATTCGAATACCTCCCAAAACTCGGCAACCAGCGGGTGGTCAGCGCTGATCGCGGCTTGTCGCTCCAGCGCCATGCTCATCAGCGCTTCTTGTGTCGTGGCAACCTGGTTTTCATCGAGCGGGCACACTAGGCGCAGGCAATCCACCAGAGCCATCAACTGGCTGTGGTTCTTGATAATCCGTTCAACGCGAATGTCTTTGAGCTCGCGTAACTGCCGCTCATGAACCAGCACTCGCTCGGCGAACCGAGTCATCACCTGCGTTTCAGCGCGTACGGCCAGCAGCAAAAAATGGCTCAGTTGCTCAACTGGAATCAGATTCAAATTGTCAGCGGCCGCGCGACTCTCAGTTGTGACTTCCGGCCGCACAAAATGCGATTTGATGATCCGCGTAAGGATGGCTTCGGAAGCGCTGACATCGGCGTTCTGACTGATCGCAATCGCCCCACGAAACGGTGGCTCGTAAGTCTCGTTACCACTGGTTTTCATGCCCTTGGTGCCAAGCGTGCCGCCGCCGTAATAGTCCTTCAGCTCGTCCCAATCGAAACCTTTGGCGTGGGCTTTGTCTGGTTCATTCCGATCGCCCTCGATCAGCACCACCGGCATATTGGAAACTTGCCCCATCGCCCGCTGACGTCCGGCCCGGGTCGATTTCGACGGATCAAAACCCTCATGCTCGCGGCCGAGCAACTTCCACAAAAAAGTCAGTAACGTGGTCTTGCCGGCGCCGGCCTCACCGGTGACTTCAAGGAACGGAAACGACTTGTACTTCGCTCGAATCTGCTCGGCGAAGAGCGAGCCAAACCAGAAGGCGAGGGCGACAATTCCCTTGGCGCCAAAGCACAACCACAACATCGGCAACCAGTCAGTGCGGTACTGCTTCCCGTCGCGCTGAATGTGTATGGTGATCGACTTCTGCAGTGTCTTGAGTCGCAGCTTGCCGAACTCGAAAAAGTCTTGCTTGTTCACCAAGCTGACGATGCCGCCCCGTACTGCGAGATCGCCGAACACGTAGCAACTGTGCTGCTTGCTGTAACCGATGAAATCCACCGTCTCAACGGTCTTCAAGCCGAACAGCTGATCCTTCATGATCTTGTCGAGCTGCTTGCTGCTACCGGTAAAAACCGCGCCGGCAGCCATCCCCAACAGCCGTTTCTTGAACTCACTGGCGGCGGCAACTTGGCCGCCGGTGAACGTGTTTTTTACGCTGCCACTGTCGTGGGGGAAGTCGACGCGAAAGTAATACCAGGATTCGTCGGTTACTTCGTTGCGCTGAAAATACAGTGCCTGTGGGTAGCAGTTGGCAATCTCGACAACACCACCACATTGCCGCAGTGCTTTTTGCCGGCGCTCGCCTTCGCTGAGTAGCTGGTCTTCGTGAAGGTCGGAAGCTTCCAGCGCATGCATCGCCCGGCTGAACTTCTCCAGGTCCATCTTGAACCAGTACAAACGGCTGTCGAAGCCGAAGTGAAATTCATGGCGCTCGCGCCAGTCGTACATCAGCACACCTTTTTCTGAGGCGCTTTCCGCTATCAGCAAGGAGCCGTGATAGCGGGCGGTGGCCACGTCTTTTTTGATCTGCTCGGCGCGCTGATTTTCGTCGTCGATGAAAGCCCAGCGCTGATGCAGATCGTTCCAGTCGATCTTGCGGCTGTCCGTCTGGGGGATCTGCGCTGCCTCGCATTCGTAACCCAGGACGCGAGCCTTGCGCACCCAGCGCTTGGTGTACTTGTGCGCGCCCGGTTCGTTGTCCAGTGCCCAAACCAGCTTGGGCAACTTGCCGCCGCGCTGGCGCGCCAGCTCCTTCAATGAGTCCTCAGGGAAAAGGTTGGACGACATCGCGGACACTGCCGCGATGCCGTTATGCACCAGAGCGATCGCGTCGAAAATGCCCTCGACAATCCACAGCTCTGCGACGTCCAGCAGTTCAATGCTGGGCGGACACCACCAGCAACCACGCGGGCTTTCGCCGGGTTTGAAGCGCGCCTTCATCTTGCCGAACCGATGTGGCCGATCGATCAGGCGTTCCCAGTAACCTCCCTTTTCAAGCGTGAACCGCACCGTGGCGCTGCCGGCGTTTAATGCCTCAGAGAAATACGTTTCCTGAGAGAACCAGCCCTGAATCAGTTCAAACCGAAAGCCTCGGGCAAACTCAAGGTAAGCCCGAGCGGTCGCCAAGGGAAATTGCTCAGAGGAGGGCGCGCGCTTGCTCCAGTCGTCGAACAAATCTTCGTAGATATCTTTGAGGTGCCACTGCTGCGCACATTTGCTTTCTCGTCCGCAGATCAGCAACCAAGGCTCGGCATACCGCGTGTAGAGCTCTTTCTTTCCACACGCGGGGCATTTGCCGCCTCGCAGGTAATCGGTGCTCAAGCGGCGCTTGAGTCCATAGTCATCTGCGAGGCGCTGCAATACATCGGCGTGCAAAGTGCTGGGAAAGGCACTCACCAAGAACGCCTTCTCCAGATTTCTTCAGACAGCGCAGTGATCAACTGCTGCTTAACTTTCAACGACGGAATGGCCGCCAGCATTGCGTTGAGCCTGTGTTCGATGGGAATGAGGCTGAACCGCTCTTCGTCCCAGTGCTTTTGATGAAGTGCGGCATACAGATCGCGAATGTCATCCAGAAGCTTGCACGCTTCGATACGGCTCAGTGTCAGGTTGATGCAGATGGAATCTTCCATGAAATCCTCGATTTTTAGGCAAAGCATTCCCATCACCCTGTGGATCAGGGATGCGGGGTACTGATATGAGAAGGGTTAGAGCGTGTCGGTGACCTGGCCAGGCGCGCGTTCGGCCTGCAGCAAGTCATTCCACGCCAGGTACACCAGCTTTTCTGCGAGGTTGGCCGGAACCTCAAGGGCTACGATCAAATGGTGTTCGGCGCTGCTGAACAAGCGATCTGAGTCGACGAGGTACTCAGCTCGATGCCGCAACAGGTAGGCGTGAGCTGCGTCCTGCATGCAGGTGCGATAGTCAGGGGCGAAATGGATGGTGTTCATCGTCCGGCCTCCATCGCCTGAGGCGGAATCAACGACATCTGATTGTCATCGGGCTGCATGGCCGCTCGACGCAGCGCCACACACGCCAGAGGAAGTTGCACGGCAGGGTTTGCCATACCGCTGGGGCTCATCTCATGCGTCATCTCAAACTCAGCCCGGACAGACCAGCCGCAGGCTTCGTTGAGGCATTGCAGATAAGCGACACGCAGAAAAATATGAGTGCCTTCGCTGGTGCGTATTCGCATGCGGTTATGGCAATGGGGGCAAACAAGTTTGTAAGTGCTCAATGGCGGCATCCTTGCGTTGAGTGAACGATTTGAATCTCAGTCTCCGGCGCTAACAGTGCCGACCTTGATACCCAGCAACACCGCAGCGTTATGGGCTTTGCCGCGAAGTCCTTTCTTGCGGCCGTTGAGCAAATCACTGACCAAGTTGCTATTGAGGTCATTGCGGCGACAAAACTCGGCAAGGCTGATGCCTTTCCGATCAAGTTCCGCTCGGGCTTGCTCGGTTGTGAGTGGGGCGGGCATAGTGTCCATTCGTGTGCATTCGTGTTGGTTTGATTTCATTATGCCCAAATAGTTGGGCCTTTAAAGGGTGAAAGCTTGAAAAGTTGTG